AGCGCACAAAATGCTTGTAATTCAGATAGAAGAGAAACACATTACTTCAACAACAGTTCTTTATGTCAAGCTACAGTTTATTACGGAACTAACTCAAGCTGTAGCTCTGCTTATGGTGCTCCAGTATATGTAGCTGACGGCTCTTACTCAAGGTATTGGAGCGGTTCATCATTCAGTTCTTGTGAAATTTGTCAGCAACAATAATTTTAATACCTTTATATAAATTTAATCAAATCAAATGCAAGAAATACTCAATTTTATTTCTCCTGAAGAATGTAAGGAGATTATTAATCTTATTGATGCTAATCATACACGTTCATCAGTTGTTGTTGGAGGAACTGATAGGCAAGATGTAACCGACCACAGAACATCTTCAACAAGCAATTTAGACTCTTCAAATTTTATAGTAAAAAGTATTCATAAAAGAATAAGTCAACATTTAAATTTGCCTTTAGAAAATGGTGAGGCTTTACAAGGACAGTTATATGAGGTTGGTCAATATTTCAAACCACATAACGATTTCTTTACAGGGCCAGCGTATGACATGCATTGTAAAGCATCTGGCAATAGAACTCATACTTTAATGATATATCTTAACGATGATTATAAAGGAGGTGAAACAAATTTTCCTAACCTTAATAAAAAAGTAAGTGCAGTAACTGGCAAAGCGTTGTGGTGGACTAATATGAAAGACAATCAAGTTTTACCTGAAACCCTACACGAAGGGGTTCCGGTTACTGAAGGTAAAAAATACATAGTGACTTCCTGGTGGAGAGAAAAAAAATGGGATGGGGCAGGAGATGCAAAGCTTTATGAAGATGAAAAAAATAAAAAAATAGAAGAAGCTCCAATTAACGAAAGTAAAATTATAAAAGTAAATGAAAATATTCCTCTTGAAGAAACTTCCAAAATACCAAAACTCACTTCTAATGGTTTTAAATTAATAAAGTGTCCTGACAAAGCTTGGTCTTTAATAAAGGAAAGCTATGAGCTTTTAAAACAAAAAGAAATAGAAGAAAATTTTGAGGATAAAGAAAACTGGATTCCGGGGGAAAGCACTATTATGGATTTTGGTTGGTTACCTACAATAAAAAGTATTATTCATCAAGAACTAAAACCTGTTCATGAAGAGTTTTGTAATCATAAATTAATCCCTAATTATATTTATGGAATAAGGTCTTATAAAAAAGGAGCTACTCTTAAAGAACATACAGATAGAATAGACACTCATCATATTTCTTCTATAATAATAGTAGACAAAGACTTAACATGTGGGTGTCAAAACAAAAAATATGCAGATGACTGGCCCTTAGACATAAAAGGTCATGACGGGGAGTGGTATAAAGTATATGCTAAGCCAGGTGATATGATTTTATATGAATCAGCAATTTGCGAGCACGGTAGAAAAGAACCTTTTGCTGGTGAATTTTTTAGAAACTTTTATGTCCATTATCAATTAGAAGGATATTAATGAAAAAAGTAGCTGTTGTTACAGGATTGTTTGGAAATTTTAAGAAAGTACATTATACAGATTGCGAGAACGCTTACGTTGTAACAACGAAAAAAAATGATGAGCAAACAAAACAAATTACTAAACAAGGATGGCGAGTTTTTTTTGTAAATCAAAATGAATCTAAGTCTTTAATTCAGGGAAGTAAACAATCAAAATTTGTAAAAACTTTAAAATATTTAAAACCTGAAGCTGAATACATATTATATATAGACCATAAGTGGATGATTATGAAAGAGCATGTAAATCAATTAATTGAATTAATAAAAGGATATCCTCTATTGGCTTTTAAAAATAATGCTGATGTTTATAAAGAATTTTATAATTCGATGTCTTTTGAAAGGTATTCAGTTGATATGAGTAAAATATTAAATACAGTAAAACAATATGAAGGAAACAAAATAGATATGTTTTTAACGGGTTTAATTTTATATGATACTAAACATAAAGACTTTGACTTAATAATTAAAACTCTAAATAATTCTTTAACAATACATAAACATTTACAATGTCAAATCACTTTTCCTTTTGCACTTAAAGATTTTGATAAAAATCTAATTCAAAATGACATAGATTTAAAACACCAATACCCAGAACCAGCACAACAAGGAATTAATTTTTAATTATGTTAAGATTTATACCCACAGCAATAGTAGATGATAGATACAGATGGATGGCCAATTTTTGGGCGTTTAGTCAAAAACAAATCTACGGAGACCAAGCATATCAAAACAGTATTCTAGCAGTTGTAAAGAAAAACACTTTTGCAGATAAAAGCTACAATGATATAAATTGGAACTTATTAGGTATACCTTATTACATGTCGCCTTCTATTTGGAAATATGTAAAAAGTGAAAACGATAATTGTGTAGTTATAAATGTTTTTGCTGCTCTGAAACCTTTAATAAAAACCTATGATGACAATGATGTTATAGTCTTGTCTGACATGGACGTTGTTTCATTAAAAAAATACGACAGCGTAATGCCGGGCGATGACAATGTTATTTGTTATGATGGATATGAAGATTGGCACATGTTTATTTCAAATCCATCAAAAAAAAATTATTATAAAATTCAACCCTATCTTCATCATAATGAAGAAGGCTATATGAATGGAGGCTTTATTCCTATATTTATTAAAAACAAAACATTAAAAGCTATAATAGATGATGTAATAAATATTTCTGAAAAAATAATTGAATCAGATTGCGACCCAATGTGGAAGTGGTGGTCGTGTATGACAGCGTTTTCTATTGCCTGTCATAATAATAGAATAAAAATGATTAGTCAAGACAACACTTACATACCCTCTCATAATCAATATAATCATAGCAATCATTACTTTGTTCATTACAGTGTCGACAAAGTATTTAACAAAGCTACATTTCCAAATCATGATATTACAAGCTACCCTCACACGCCTTTTTATAATCTAGTACGTGAATGGATTAAAAATTAAACATAACTTTTAAATTTGTAAATTTGTATATTAAAATAAATATATGTCTTGTGTAATTTACAGCTTGTCGTGTCCTATAGGGGCAATTGGTGGAGAATGTAATTGGACTATAACTTGTTGTGATGGAACAAAGCAAAGTATTGTTTTACTTGAAGGTGAAATATCAGCACCTTGTATTGATATAACAGGGCCAAACGGAGGTATTAGAAGAAACTCTCCCTCAGGTCAAACTGATAACCTAACTACATCTTGTAATACTGCTTGTGGTACAGTTAATCCAGCACCATCTCCAGCACCATCTCCAGGACCAGTTACACCAACGCCACCTACACCTCCGACCCCGCCAAGTCAACCTGTTCCTCAATATTGTTTAACAGGAAATGATGAAGTTACAATACAAAATATAAACGGTGGAAATAAATTTGTTTTTGGTGCAAACTATGGGACATACGGTGTAACTGTAGGAACTTATGTTTTAAAAAATATTTCTGCTGCACACCCAATAGCATTTCAAAACTTTAACCTAACTAATGTTTTGACATATAGTGGAACATCTTCTGTAGGAATTAAAAATGGTTTAGATGGAAATCCTTACACATATTATTTTGGAGATGTAACTGTAAATGTTTTAGGTGGGCCTTTTGTAGTTAGTTACGAGTGTTACTATCATGGTTACATGGGTGGGGAAAATAATTTTATATTTAACTCTACAACATGTACAGGGCCATCTCCTATACCTCCAACACCAACTCCTGTTCCATCTCCTGTTCCTAGTGTAGTTCCACCTGTTCCATCTCCTGTTCAGATAGAATACACTTTAACATACAGCGAAAGCGTTCAAGGGTGGCCATCTTTTTATTCTTATGTACCTGATATGATGGTAGGTATGAATAACTATTTATATAGTTTTAATGGCGGAAATTTATATAAACATAACACAAATGAAGAAAGAAACAACTATTATGGACAGCAATATAATTCTCAAATAACAAGTGTTTTTAATCAAAACCCTCTTGAGAACAAAGTGTTTAAAACATTGAATTTAGAGTCTGATTCTCCTTGGTCAGCTACTCTGCAAACCGATATACAAAATGACGGGTTTATTGATTCTACATGGTTTGAGAAAAAAGAAGGAGCATATTTTGCATATTTAAGAAAGACAGGAACAATTCCAGCTGCAGCAGATGAGTACGCTTTAAGGTCAGCTAACGGTATTGGTAAGGTTTCTACATGGTCACAAAGCAACAATGTATTAACTTTAAATTTTTCGGTATCACCTCTAGTTTCAATCGGTAGTATGGTAAGTATTGGTGATTATATTTATTTTTCTGAAGGAGCTTATACTACTGTTAGTTTTAGTGGAACAATAACCAACATAGAAGTTAATTTGGTGAGTGGTATAAATAGAATCTTTGTAAATACTAATGTAACTGGAAGTACAACTATAAGTGAATCTCAACCCTACATATTATATATCAAAAATATGGAGGCAGAAACTCATGGAATGTTAGGACATCAACTCACATTTACATTAACAAATGAAAACACTACAGCCACTGAACTCTTTGCTATAGAGTCAGAAGTAATGAAAAGCTATCCGTAAAAATTAGTATCTTTGCATAGAATGGAATTTAATATAATAGAATTAAATCCTTCTGATTATGAAGAAGTTTTGGTAAATTGGTGGAAACAATGGGGTTGGACTCCTCCACCAAAAGAATTTTTACCAGAAGATGGACAAGGAGGAGTAATGGTTTTGCATAACAATCAGCCAATTTGCGCTGGTTTTGTGTATTTTACCAACTCAAAAGTATCGTGGGTAGAATGGATTATCTCAGATAAAAATGTAGATAAAAAATTAAGACACAAAGCAGTAGAATACTTGATAGGAGTTTTAACAAGTCTCTGTCAAGAACAAGGAAGTAAATATGTTTACGCTATATTGAAAAATGATAACCTTATAAAAACCTATGAAGACTGGGGTTATGTTCAAGGAGATGTAAACTGTAATGAAATGATAAAAAAAATATAATATGCCAATAGGAACAGCACTCGCAGCAGCGGGCACATTTTTAGGAAAAACTGTTGTCCCCGCACTCTTACCAAAAGTAGCAACAGCTGCAGGCGCAGCAGGAAAAACAATAGCAGGTCAATTATTAAAGACAGCACCTAAAGCTCTTTTAGGTTTAGCTAAAAACGTAGGAGGTTCTGTGTTAAAAGGAAAAGCAGGAGAGATTGCAGGTCAATTATTAACTAAAGGTGCACCTGCAGCATTTAGTTTTGGACAGGCAAGAAAAGCACAAGGGTTACAAAATGAGTTTCAAGGACAAATAGATGATTTATTTGCAAGTGCAAAAGGTAGATTAGACACCGATAGATTTGCAGGTTTATCTTTACCAACAACAGGTTTAGAAATGGCTCTTGATACAACTAGGCAGACAGCCGGAGATTTTTTACAGAGAGTGTCTGAGGGAGACCAACGTGGATTAGCTTCTGGAGGTAGAGCACTTATGGCAATACAAGAGGCTCAACAAAAAGCTGGAGCTACCTATGACGAGCAGTTAGCTAACTTACGATTGAGACAAGCTATAGGTGGTCAGCAATCAGATGCAGCGGCAGCTGAGTTAGAGCTAGGACAAATATCCGGACTTCAAGCTATGATGGCAGACCAGCGTAAGCAAGAGGCAGCTTCACGTATGAGTGGTATAGATTTATTAAGTAACTTAGCTGCTAGCTTAGGTAAAAAAGACCCTTTTGACGGAGAAGAAGAAGAAGAAGAAGTGGAAGTAGATGAAGACAATAAGACAATGCCAGTAAGTGGTAAATAAAATATAAATTATGCCAACAGGATACGGATACGTAAGAGATAGTGAACCTTTAGCTGTAGACTGGGCTGCAGTAAGTAAAAAATTTACTGACCAACTTAAATCACAAGAAGAAGAGAGATTAGCTACAAAGAAAGAAATACTTGATAACAGAGCAGACTTTCAAAAAACTCTTTTAGATAGACCAGTAGGTCAGAACACTGCCCTTAACAATATAATGTCTGGATTCGCAAACCAACTTAGCGAATACTCTTTAAGTAATTTAAATCAATATAAAGGCAAGAATAAAAATTTACAAGAGTATAACGCTTGGGAAAATAATGCTAGGTCAGGGACTGAGTTATTGTTTGATGCTGTAGAATCTTTTAATAAAAACTTTGATAATTATGCTCAGCGTGCACAAGACGGCTCAGCTTCACAGATAGAAGTTTTTATGCACGAGCTTACGCAAGACTTTACAGACTTTGGTAAAGTTTCTGTTGACGTAGACCAAAAGACTGGTGAGGTAATAATATCAGAGCTGGGTGAAGATGGAAAGCCTACAGGAAAAACTCTGGATGTCTCACAGCTTGGTTACTTTTCAAGATTTACAAGAGATAAATATGACATAAACGGAGCGGTAGGAGCTGTTGCTGAAAGTTTAGGCAATAAGTTTTTACAAGACAGCGAAGGTAGAAGTTTAAAATATCAAGGTCAACTGTATGATGAAATAGTTAGTAACGAAGAGTTAATGAAAGGCCTTGACACTGAGATATCTGCACTGATAGATGAGGGTTTTGAACTTGAAAGTGTGCTAGCTGATAGTATGAACTATAAAATTGTTACAAACAAAACTGATGAAGAAAACAAATTGTTTTTTAATCAAGACACTAATCAATTTGAAATTACAGAAAGTCAAAAACAAGCAGCGTTTGACCATGTTAAACAAAAATTAATGAACGCTCTTAACATAGACAGAAGAGAGCCAAAACCTGAAAAAGAAAACCAAATAGACCCTCAAAGAGTATACGACCAATATCTCAGTACATTACGATTAATAAATCAATCAGGAAAAGAAATACCTCAAGAGTTGTTAGACTTAGCACTAGCTTCAATACCTGGTGTTAACCCTGAGCAATTTAAAGATTTAGTTTTTGAGGATAAAGATATTGAAGAAACTGCGTCTGAAAGAAAAGCTAGATTAAAAAGAGAAAGAGACCAAGCCACAATAAAAGACTCTAACACTTGGTATGAAACTGAGTTTTTAACTAACATAACAGAAGGTGAAAGATATAACGTTGAAGAACTACGTAATCTTTTAATTAACACTCCTTTTGTAGTAGATGATGCAGGTAAAGTTAGTTTAGGTAACGCAGAGGTATATAGTTTTGAAAAACCCAATAAAATTGATTTTGATGATATAGTTAATTTTAAAACAAAATTAAAAGCAGTACTTGACCCTAACCAAGAAGTATTTTTATATTATACTGCAAACCCAGATGCAATGACAGGAGGGTCGGATGGTATTGATGATTATAGTGGTTATTAATTATGGAAGAAGTATTACAAGACTTATATAGTAGAGCTCAATCTAAAGGGTATGGTAAAACCATCGATGATTTTACTACACTTATTTATTCTAATGATGATGTCTTAGAAGATATGTATGGGTATGTTCAGTCCAAAGGTTATGCTAAAACCAAAGAAGATTTTGAAAATCTTATTGGAAAAAAAAAAGACTTTCAGCAACCAGTATCGGATTCTCCATCGGTAGATGGTTTATTGGAGCAACCCGTAGATAAAGTAACTTCACAACTTCAAAGACTTAAAGATAGAGAGGAGCTAACTGGTGTAACGCCTGAGCTTCTTGAAAAAGGAGAAAGTTTTATTGTTCCACAATTAAATTATTTATATGGCGAACAGGGTTTTACTTTTGATGAAGCGGATATATTAGGCAAGGAAATAAAAGTAACTGCTGCTAATGGTCAGTCTAAAAAAATACCCTTAGGTTTATTAAGAGATAAAGAAGCAAGGGAGCAAGAGCTTAAAGATTTCATTATAGATAACAGAGAAGAATCTATAAATATTAGAAAAAAACAAATTGGTTATAACGCAAACAAAATTAAATTTGAATCTGATGAAGCCTTTCAAAAAGCAAACAAAAAATTTGCAGATGAAGCAAAACAATTACAAGATGGCTATGATTTATTTGTAAAAAATTCAAACAGATTAGAAGAAGAAATAGCTGCTGTAGAAGCTATGACTGATATGCAGCTCATAAATAACAAAACTTTTATTGATAATTTAAATCAAAGAATTAAAGACCACAACCAAGCAAGGATTAACCTTGAAAAATCTACAAATCTTTTTAATCAAAAAGAAACTGAATTGAACCAAGCCACTGGTGATTACTTTGCAATGAAAGAGCAGCAAGGTTCTCTGGGTAGGTTAGGAATTAAAAAGTTTCTTTCAGGATTTACAAGAATGAGTTCGGAATATACACAAGCCGTTATTGATGCTGGGATGTTTATATTTCCAATGGAACTTCAGATGGGTGAAGGAGCATACAAAGAAGCTATGTTAAAATATGGCCAGGAGTTTGGATTTGGTGTCCCCAGTAACGCTGAAAATTTATCTGTTAAAGAAATTCAAGAGTTTTATAATAAACCTTCTACCCAAGAAAAAATGGTTACAGCTCCATTTGCTAAAGAAAAAATTACAGAAAAAATTCCAGCAATTAATTTAATTAATAAAAAAATTAGAGACGATAATAAAAAACAAGTAGCTCCTATATCAGATATGATAAGAGAAGATGTCTTAGAAGAATGGACAAATAAATCTGTATCAGAACAATATGAGGCTGCTAAAACTGAAGGATTTTGGGGAGGAGCATTGTATGGTTTAGCTGAATCTCTACCAGCTTTACTTACTCCAAGTTTTCCACAGCGTATGGCTAATCTTTACACACTTACTTCAAGTTTTGTAGATGAAGAAATGGCAAAGAATCCTATGTTTGATGATGTACCGGAAAGCGAAAAAGCTACCTTAAAATCTGTTATAGCAATACCTTCAGCAATTTTAGAAAACATTGGATTCAGAAATGTAATACAGCAAAAAGGAGTTATTCAAAACGTAATTTTAAGAGCATTAAATAAAACTCCAAAAGGAGCAACCCCATCTACCTTTAGACAATTTATTTTAGAAGAAGTTAAATCCCCAGCTGTAAGAGCAGCTTTGACTGTGTCAGGAGCAGCAGCTGCTGAGTTTGAGACTGGTGCTTTACAGCAGGTAACCGAAGATGTAGTAAAGGTTATTTATAATGACATGAAAGATAAAGGGTTTTTCGAAACTCCTGAAACTGCAACAGAATTTATATTAGATGTATTATACTCAGGAGCGCAAGAAGCAGTTGGTGGTTTTATTCTTGGTGTTCCTAACGCTGTATCTAATGCATATGCAGGAAACAATTTCAATAGTCTGACAAAAGAACAGCTGGCAGCTTTTAAGATAATAAAGAATGACCCAAACATAAGTCAAACTGCATTTACAAATAAATTAAAAGCTCAAATAAATCAAGGTATACTAACGCCTGAACAAGCTAAACAAGTCAAAGCAGATTATGAATTAGCAATTGCATTGGCATCACAAATACCTGACAATATATCTGATGCTGAGTTTGCAGATGTAATGAACAAATTAGTGAGAAGAAAAAAACTTCAAGATGCTACTGAAAACAAAGACCCTAATCTAGTTAAAAATGATTTAGAAGAAATACAGCAAATAAACGCTGAGCTTGCAAAGGTAAACGAAAGACCAGTGCAAAAAGAAACTACTGAAGAAACTTTAGATGAAGTGTTTGCTGAGCCTGAACCTTCGGAAAAATTAGATGCAACGCAAACTTTCTTTACTGAAACCAATGAGGGTGTAGAAACTGTTAGTGATAACTTAGTTATAAATAATATAGCTGCTCCTAAAACGACAAGTAAAATAGTAAGTACTATTACAGAAGTTGCTACAAAAGCTGCTAATGCAATAAGTAGTGTGCTTCCGAACACAAGGATTGTTTTACATCAAAGCAATGCAGAGTTTGAAAAGTACGCCCCAGCAGGCAAAGGTTTCTTTGACCCAGATTCAAACATTATTCATGTTAATTTAGAAAAGGCCACTAACACTACTGTTCCACACGAAGTATTTCATGCTCTTGTAGTAAACAAAATGAGTGACCCTCAAGCAGCAAAACTCGCAGACAGCATGATGAGGTCTGTGAGAAAAGCTTTACCAAAAGGAAGCGCATTAGCCAAAAGAATTGATGACTTTGCTGCTCTGTATAATGACCAACCTGATTTTCAAAATGATGAAAGAATAGCTGAGCTATTTGGAATAATGTCAGCAGAATATACACAGCTAACTAAACCACAAAAAAATAAACTATTAAAAGCCATACAAGACTTTTTAAAACAACTAGGTATAAACTTTGGCTTCGAGTTTACTAAATCAGACAGTGATGTAATAGATTTGCTTAACACTATATCAGGTAAAGTAGCAGCAGGAGAAACTATAACAGAAACAGATGTTGAAATTATTGAAGAACAGTCAGATTTAGATAAAGAGCAAGAGCAAGGAGAAGGAGGGCAAGTAGGAACTTTTACTTTTCCTAAAAAAGGAAAACAGCAAAAAGCACCAAGTGTTAAAACAGACACAAGGTCTTTTTCTTCATTAATAGCTGATAAAAGTTTACAAGATTTTAAAAATCAAAAGTTTGTAACCAACATGTATGATTTTACAAGTGCTGGGCCAACTGAAATTGCACCAGGTATAGTACTAAATTTGTATGGAGGTAAAAGTTATGTTCCTTATATGATGGAAAAACAAGGTTTGAATCTTGGTGGGTTTTCAAATTTAGCTGCATTTAATACTCAAGCTAATGCTGAAACATTTAAAAGAAATGTTGAGCAAGGAGATGTAAATTTGTTTGCACCTCATGTAGGAACTTTAGAAAAATCATGGCAATTTCAACAAAACATATTTGAACAATTAACTTTTGCTGCTTTAGATAATAATATATTAAGTAATGAAGAATTAATTAATCTTTTTAATAGTGTGTTAACTAGTATTGATGGTAAAAAAGCATTAGAAGTTTTTAACAAAAACTCTAACTTAAATATAAAGGACTTTAATTCTTTTCAAGATAATCCTAAGGAGCTTGTAGAATTGTTGGACATTAAAAATAATTACTCACCTGAATTAAGAAAATTATTTAACGATAGGTATTCTGGTAATGCTAAATACAAAGACGCTTTAAAAGTTAATAACAAAATTGATTTTGTAAAAAAATTTCAAGACCCATTAAACGTAGGCTCGAATAGTTTTGATTTAATCAGTGTAATAGAGTTTGATAATAAAAATTTACAAATATCTCAACCTAATGTAGGTGATGTGGATTACCACCCATCATTTGCATTTACTATAAAAGCAAATATAGAAGGTATCTATCAGCCTGATTTCTTTTATGAGACCACAAACGTAACAGACTCATACACTAAGTATAATATAGCCGGTACATCAGTGTCAGTGAAAGAAAAAGTGGGAGAAGAATCATTTAAAAAAGCTAATGTAGCTGGCAGCCCTGGCTCTATTCCTAAAGTTGCCACAATTGATAACCTTAAAGGTAAACAACAAAGAGAACAAAAGGGTAGGCAGCAAAGAGATATAAAACAGGTTACTGAAATGTTTAACATGAACATCAGTGGTTTTATTACTTCTCAAGCAAATGAAAGAGAACTAAAACAGATGGTTGCGCCACTTGGTTATGAGGTTAGAAAGTCTGGATACAATCAGTTTGGTCAAGGTGGAGATTACTTTTTAGTTAAAGACGGTAAAAGATATAAGCCACCTAGAGTTGGAAGACAACAAAGAGATGATAAGTTCTATCAAGACAAAGTAAAAGAGGCAAGAAGTAAGGGTATAAAGGATGCGCTTATTTATGATTACTTAAGAAGAAAAGAAAAGTTGCCAGTAAAAAAAAT